GGGCCGAAGTAAGTACCGCTCAAACGACTCTTCATTCTTCGCTTCTGAACACCGAATGTTTCAATAGCAAAGAGCTTATTAACTCGTTTTGTTTCTAAAAGCTTCAATCCTAAGTTATACCACTTACGACGGTCTCCGTTTAAGTTTGCAAGATTATATAAATCTCTGCCTAACGCAACAGCAAACTGATCGCGATCAGGACTGTCAGCCAGACTTAAGCGATGAGCAAATCTTAAATAGAATTGAGAAAGGTCTCTTTCAGTCAATCTATTTTTGATAAGTAAAGGAATTTCAAGATCAAATACTCCACGAAGCTCTCGTGCAATCTTAGGCGCTGTTTTATCTTCCCACCTGTTACGTGCAATGATATTCTTAAAGAAGTTGTCATGCAGATCATCAAGCTGAGTAGGGCCAAGGACTGGATCGATGTAATTACTATCAAGAAGTTTCTTCAGCACATCAGAGTCTCTTCGGATCTGAGTTTCGATACTGTCTGAAATGTTCATCACATCAAACTTTATCTGGCCTTGAGAAACTGCTTTAAAGTTTTCCCAAACGTCTTTGTTCTCACGTGCACGACCGAATGTAATACGAAGATTGTCAGAAACGACAGCTCTTTCATTTACACTCATTCTACTTTCTAGAGACTCAACGACACCTTTGATGAATTCTTTGTCTCTAGGTAAAAGTTTGTTGCTCTCGTCAACCAGACGTAAGGCATTACCAAGCACAGTAGGGTTAGGCTGGTATAAACGAATGTCCTCATAGCGACCTGTAATTGGGTTAAATTTAAGTTGATCTTCACGAGGTGGTGAAGTCAACACTCTACGTTGCATTGCTTTCTTAGTGCCAATCAAGGCGCCTCGATAGTTGGTCACTGAAAGCGTACCGTTCAATTCACCAGCTTGCAATACATAGTAATCACGCAATGTTTTTGCTAACTCTGGATTGTTGATAAAGTCGTCAGGCCTAGCCGCACCTAATCGCATTGCATCTAGCTTTTCCTTAGCTACAGCAAACTTCTTAGTATCATTTGGTAACGTGTAACCGCTGTCTGTCATTTGACGTAATTCACGAATGCCAATTGATCTGCCTTCTGCGTTAGTAAACTTAGAAAGCTCAAGAGCACCTGCCCTGAACATTTCTACTTTTTGATAATCACCCAAATGCCTTAATTGCACTTCAGGTGATTGTCTACGTAACCACATCGAATATGATTCTCTGGAGGGTGTCAACCCATCATAAAAAGCAATTTGCTTAGGGCTTAGATTCTCAAGGTTTCTACGACGTACTTCTGCAGCTCCTTCGAGTTTAGAGATATCGCTCCAGGCTTTAAAAACTGGAACTGTTGTAGAACGACAATGAAAGTGGGCCGGAGGCAAGTTTTTTGTGTCCCCTATGGGGTAGACCTTCCCGTCCCGGTGCGCACACAAGGGCGTGGTCCTGGCATCCAAGACGGCCACATACTGCCACCCCGAGAGGGCATTTTTGTTGGCCTTGTAAACGGCATGATCCGCTTGCGTTGAAACACTTGTGATTGAAGTTACAACTAAAGCTCTTGATTGTTGTCGTGTTATAGTATGAACGTTTCCTTTACGGACTTCGGTTGCCAACTCAGAAATTGACAAACCTTCTGCTAGTCCTTTTCGAATAACAGCTTCTATTCGTTTACGTTCGGCTACACTTACGCCTGCCCATCCTGCAGCAAGAGTCGCATCGTTATACAATGGACGTTCAAGTACAATTTCTTCTGCAAGGCGTCGCTCAGGTCTTTGAGTACGCCATATTTTACCCATTACACTTTCAACATTCTGATAAGCGTAAGAGGCTTGGTCACTAAACAAATCTAATAAAGAGCGCTTAGTAACATTGTGTATTTCTCGAAATGCTGCAAGAGACTGTTTTTCAAGAGCCTCCTGCAGTTTCTTTTGGTTCGTTGCAGTCTCAAATATCTTAAGACTTTTAACTTCATGGTCATCAATGATACCAGCAACTTTCGAGTTAACACGTGCTTCATAGTAGCGCAGCATTGCGGCCCTGTCTACGACCTTGTCATATACGGCTGTGTTGGCATTAGTATCCATTTTTGATTACTTTGTTAAGTTGTTGACATTTCTGCTTCAGCAATACGGCTAGCGTATTCACTGTCTTCTTTCTTTACAAGAAGATCTTGGTCTTCAGTAATTTCTTGGCGGCCTTCTTCGTCATTATAGTCAGGTGCAATCAAGTCGTTGTGCTTGAGCATTGCTAACCATACAGAGCGAGGAATCAAACCCTGTTGATACCATTCAGTTGCAAGACGCAACCAATCAGCACCAGCAGGCATTGGATTGAAATCTGCAGAAAGGCTAAATTGAACATCACTAGGCTTTAACTGCAAATTGTAACGCCAATTAAGCATAAAAGAAATGATCTGGCACATTGTACCAGTGACCTTGCTATTCAAAGTTCCCAATTGTGCTGTCTGAGCAGCATTGCGAATTTGCAAAGCAACACCAGACTGGTCACTTTCAGGGCTAAGCATACGAATGCCTAGACGGGCCATTTCTTCAATTCCTGCAGCAATAGCTCGATCCATATCTTGCAAGGCTTCAGTAGGAGTCTTGAGAACGTCCGCTTTACCACCTGCATCGAGATGAATCCAACTACCAAGACCTGCACTAACAATCTCTTGGAAATCGTTATCGCTCATGTCTGAAGAAATAATTGGGGTATAAGTAGCAGCACCGTAAAGTAAGTGATTACGACGACTAATTTTATTATACAATGCAATTTCTTTATCAATGATTGGCGACAGCATTGGCTCTAAGCCATCGATTGAACCGTTCAAAGGCCAAGCAGGGATGAACTTGAGAGGCATACCGTTTACAAGAACTCGTATTGGCTCTTCTTCAGTAAATGAAGCTTTGTTTCGTTCAGGTTGGTTCAAGATTCGACCTTGTACAACTGGAACATCTGTAGCTGGATCATTACGTTTAAAGATACGGATTTGATAATTGCCTGATGCATCGAGTTCATGTACTTTAGTAACTTCAAGATAAGTTGGGTGAAACTCATTTTGATCATAGGCTTCCACGAACTCACGAGTAATTACTCGCTGAAGAATGCTCTTACCAGTGCTTGCTTGACGAACTGTCCAATTGATGATATGCTCAGCTTTCCATAACACTGGATATGGCTTAAGTTGAGAAAAATCCTCACGAACTAGTTCTTCAGCATTCAAGACTTGTGGGTAGTCTACATAGACCCACGCACGACTTGTTTGCATCTCTTCCCAAAGAGCACTGTCCATAAAAGCGCCAAGCGGTGCATCGTCTTGACCGAATTCGTTTAAAATCCAATTATGCGCATCTTCAGGAACGCTATCAGGGAGAGACAGTTCAGGCTTCTTTCTTAAAAGCCCACCAACGAGTAGTTTAGCAAATTGAGAAACAATACCTGGGAGCTCAGCTTCTGCTTTATAGAAGTTATACTGAGCCTGAGTCATTGATGGAGAGAATGGGATGAGCAAATTAGAAAAGCTAACAGGATCAATGATCCCGTCATATGCTTTCACATAACGCTCCCCACTACAAACAGCACGGCTTTTGTTCCATAAGGGTTTTAGAGACTCGTAAGCTGCATTTGGATCAGCTACTGTTTTGACTGCAGATTGGGCAGCGTTGGTAATGCTCATTTTAGCCCCTCATACATGCTTTAAACTGAGCCATAGTGCCAATAAAGGTACTTCCAGTCGTGCTATTAGTTGCGTCAATATCGCCATTAGCAGTTTCAGTAATATTCCAAAGCGCTGGAACACGATCGTTACCAGCGAATGCAATATCGTCTTGTTCTTCTTGAATGACAGGCGCTTCAACAACGGGTTCTACCTTTTCGATTACACGAGTAGGGATTGGTGTTTTCATATTATTTATCCATTTTACCATCAAGTTTATCTTCAATCCGATCTAATTTTCGGAAAATGTTATCTGCGATCTTATCAAAGTCATCGCGTTTTACGTAGTTGCCAGCTACCAGTACTTCGATCGAAGATACTTTTTCTGCAAGTATCTTGTCAGCTTTCTGTAAATCCCTTAATGCTTGCCACATTATGTTCATCCACCAGCCTCCAAGAGCACCTACAAGTGACACTGCAATGTTAAACAAAACTTGGCTTTGTTCCACAATTAGTCCTTATAAAGTGAGTTGAAAAGAACCACTTGGTGTATCATTCAAGAGTATCTTGCTTTAATTTCAGCTACTTTGTCAAGCCATTCTTGTTGAGTTGCCTCACCTCGTTGTGCTTTGAAGAATAGTGGATCAGATTCAACCCGATATGCATTCAATCGATATTGCTCTTTTAAAGCGTCAGATTCATCGATTGGCAATTCGGTAACAGTCCATTTTTGTACCCATTGGTCGTCTTCTTTTTCGAAATATTCTGTAACAGTATGTGTTACAAAATTATATAAAGGCGGTTCTGTTTGCTTAAACAAGTATATTTCATATTGTGCTAAAAAGGACTCTGAAAGTTTGCTTGGAAACGAAACATTAGGGTGTTCTTTTAGCAAGTCTGTCGGAATATATCGAGAAGCAACGCCATTGATTATGCGTACATGCATGATTTTCCTTAAGGACGGATTTCAAAAATACTACCAAGTTGGTATATGCCACCTAGCGAGCTTGCAGTTGTATTTGCTAAAGATGTTACATTGATTTTTTCAACATATCCTCCAAAGCGATTGACAAGAGTATACGGAGCGCTAATGGACTGCAACGAATCTAACGTATATTGCAAGAACAATACAAGAGAATTGCCAT